CTACTTGACATCTCACCCTCCGGTCTGACACTGTTTTCTACCGGACCTCCCATTAGTACCACATCGCGCGACTATCTGTCAAATATTTTCACCGGTAAAATGCCAAGGCGTTCACTAATGAAAGTATATAAGTGTTGACGATGCGCTGCGCTATATGGTTAGTGTTTGTGTTTATGGCTGCTTGACATTCGACTTAACCTTTGTGTTATAGGCGATTGTTTGATATAGTCATAATGTAGTCAATTTCACCGGGGCCGCGAGCCCCACACCATAGGAGATTCAACCCATGAGTATGAGCAAGCAAGACTTTATCGCACTCGCCGAGACTATCCGCGAAGAGAACCGATTCGCAGTTGATAACCACCAACCGGCACCATTCAACGAGCAAGCTATTCTTTGCCTCGCTCGGTTCTGCAAGAATCAAAATTACAATTTCATGCGCGAACGCTGGGTCGGGTATATCGCTGGTGAGAATGGGCCTTCTGGTGGCGCTGTACGCAAGGGGGGCAAATAACTATGGCTCCCATCATCGAACTCATTGACTCGACAACCGGCAACGTACCCTCATTCGCATGGCCCGGAGGCTATCCGGTCTTTTACCTCATGCATGACGGTGGAACGCTTTGTCCCCAATGCACTAACCGGGAGATCGCTCAAATTATCGAGTCAACTCTAGACGACTCGCGTGACGGTTGGAACGCGGCAGGCGCGGAGGTCAACTGGGAAGATACCAGTATGTATTGTGACCATTGCGGCTCGCGTATCGCTTCGGCTTATGGCGAGTGCGACTAACCACAACCGGGGGCGCTTCGGCGCTCCCACACCCCCAGCACCACGGAGAACATCATATGCAGCATCTCAATTCCATCAAAGCCGCAGTTAAGGGCAAGGCTCCCATCGTAGCAATACCGATAGAAGGTTCGGCACCTGTTTGTGTGGACCGCAAGCGCCTCGCAGCTTGGTCTAAACGTGTAGCTATCACTCGTATCGAAGTAACCGGGGGTGACCCGTTCATCATCATCGACTACAAGCGCCCCAGCCACTATGGACGACCAGCCGAGGGACCAGTCGAGCGTATCGAGACGCATGGCACCAATCCGCGACGTCTCGTTATAGAAGGTCGCGACGGTAACGTTAAGACGCGCTGCTCCATCGTTCCAATTGACCGTCGCACGGCAGTCAAGACGCTCGCAGAATGGTCCGAGAAGGAACGCGCACGGCAGCTTAAGAAGACGTTCCTCGGAGCGCTATCCAAGGATGAAAAGAAGGTGATGAAACTGGCCAAGTTTGACGATGTAGAGGGCGCTGGCATGGTGCCGGTGATGGTGTCCCATAAGGACGGTAAGACCAAGAAACAGGTGTTCGGCGTACCGGTTACCATTCCCGAGCTGCCAGACTTCGAGCTGGTAATTCACCGTTCGGCATGGGCTGACGAAGAGGTGTGGAGCGTAACCGAGCGCTATACAGGCTCCAGCGTCGGCTCCGGCAGTAATCCCGAAGCCGCATTAGTCGAGGCTCGCACCAAGGCCTCCAAAATCACACCAGCAGGTATGGCCACGGCTCGCAAGACCGTAGACGCGGCGAAGGCAGCGCTCGAAGCCGTAGCAGCGTAAACCACAACCGGGGGCGCTTCGGCGCTCCCATCACCCACTAAAACGGAGAACACTATGATTGAACAAACGAATGGATGCACCACAATCACCGGCACCCACATTAGTCTATTCACCATGCTCGCGCAGCGTGGTGCGCTCAAGCTGGAGATCGCTGGTATGAAACTCTCCCGAGGCCGTAGCGCGTTCGCCATAATCAAAGAACAGTACGGCCTAAAGGGTACAAAGCAGCGCGTCCTTGAGCAGCTAGAGGCCAAGATTGAGCAGTTCAAAGCCGAGCATCCGGCAAGCGAGAAGTAACCCACAACCGGGAGCGCTTCGGCGCTCCCACCACCCCACACCACGGAGAACACTATGCTCGCAACCACCACCTCATCCGAAACATATAACCAGCTCTGCATCGCGTCCAACCAGATCGCAGGCTATCTCATCCTCAAGGCCGCATGGCTCCACATGTGGGGCCACAATGAAGCCGCACTTGAGTTGCTAGCTACTGTAAGACGTAGCCTCACCGCTGACATGGAAGGCTCGACGCTTATCTACGCGCAGAATCTCTCCGAGCTGATTGTTGACCCTCGCTTTCATCCGTCCGCACTCGGCGACTAACCACAACCGGGAGCGCTTCGGCGCTCCCACCACCCAACACCCCCGGAGAACATCATGCCAAAACTAGATTCAGAGTGCTACTACGCGAGACACAAGTTCGAGCAGTGCCGATGTGTTCGGCCTGCCTGCGGCGTCGATCAGAACAACCGGATTTTCGTGCGAGCTTCGCGCTGGTTCGCTCGCAGCTATGGCAACACCTATCACTCCGTCACCGTTACGATGCCGGACGGTACGCAGCTTCGTTGCCCATACGCCTACGGCTACGGCGAGCAGTGGAAGGACACTGCGATGGACCTTATCCGCGAGCACCTCAAAGCTGACCGCGTGGACGGCGAGCGTCTCGAAACAATCACTCAGCGCCACGGCTACTACTTCGAATACACCGTCATAGACGTGGCCAGAAAGAAGGATTTGTAAATGGAGTACCCCGAAGCAATCAACCTTATGCATCGCGCTCGCCTGCACCGGCCTGCGCTGGTGTACCTGTATGGCCGGTACTGGGTTTTCTCGCGCACCAACGTACTCGGCACCGGCATCACGATACCCAAGGCGCTGGAGGACGCAGGCCTGCTCCCTGAGAAGGAACGAGCCGAGGTGGTGCAGTTCAGCGCCATCGGCTCGGACGTCCTGCGGGGCGACATACCGGTCTGCGTGGCTCGCTCGCATAACATGGCGCTTCGCATCGCGAACGCGCTGAACGACTACACGTCGAACGAAAGAGGGTTTTGAACCATGACCTACGGAGAACTCACCAAGGCGATACGCGGCCACCGTGGAATTGTCTACGCCTGCATTAACGCAGTGGGGTGCCAACACCACCTCCCTACCAATAAAGCCGCAGTGCTGGCGCAATTCAGTGCCGAGGCCAAACGCTACGGCAAGGATGCCGAGACTGATCTCGGCGCGGAGCTTCGCGTTGACGGAGGCCTGTATATCGACACAGTTGATCCCAACACTGAAAACTACTAACCGCGAACCCCGGAGCGTCATCCGGCGCAGGAGAGCTATGAACACCAAGCAAGTAACCATCGACCAATTTCTTACAACCGCAGAGATCGCGCAGGCGACTCGCCTTTACCGCACGGCCAAGCCCGGAACATTTAACCGTCTACTCACCGAGCAGATCATCCAGCCGAACATCGAGCGCATTAACACGGCACTCGGTCAGGAGAACGATGCTAGCTACCTCGCCTATGCGGTCGAGTTCGTCATCTCGAAGGCGCGATAGCCGTCCCGATCACAAACCTAGTCCCACCCAAAACAAAGAAAGCCTGCTGCACCACCCGCAGCAGGCTTTCTTGCGTCCGGGGTGACCCTCCGGCACCATCCAGACCTACTGAACCGTTCTAGGGCTATCCTGAGCTTCTGGTGAGGTCTCTCCCTCGGACGTGAAAGCGAAGCGTTTCGCGTCCCGCTTGAGCTGCTCGTGGAGGCGTCTCAGTCGGCGCGTATTGACCACAAAGAAGACCACCTGCAAGAGTGCGATGACGGCTATGGCGACGAAGCCACCTACGTTTGCTCGATGTACACCGTACCTCACAACCGCGAGATTCGTGAACGCGATCCCCACGTTCAGTCCGACCGAGATATAAACCAGCACCTCGACTACACGATGGTTCGGGTTGTAGGGCGGCTCGTGGCTGATATGTAACCATGGCCCTGACACTTCAGGCACATCTGATTTTTCTTCCGGTCCCATCCACTTCCCTCACATTCTCCGCAGGCGGTGACGATCCCGCTGCCATGACACTTTTTACACCTAGGGTCTGGCTTGCGTGTCTTGGTTCCACGCGAGCAACTACACTTCCCTTTGCCGGTCGGATTCAGCGCTGCGGCGGCTATGTCGCTAGTGTCCATTAGCGGAACCCCACAATCCAGCGTCTTACCTCGACAGGGTTATCAATCCATCCGGGGAGCATCATAAAACCCACTCCCATCTCACAGCCGACATGCTTCTCCAGCTCCGGGTGTTTGTGCAGATCACTCAGCATCGACGTGAAACCTTGTCGGGTGTCGCCAACGTCGAGGTACTCAAGCGCTCGCCTTTTGCACCATTCCAGATGTTCGTCTCGCGTCATCACGCTACCTTCCGATCCACCATCACGGCACTCCAGAGGCTTCTGTCGCGCTCCAGCACGGCCTTCGCACTAGCACCGAACAACACCACGCGGTGAGACACCCATATTCCGCTGCTGCTGTCGGTGACATGCCGGAAGGCGATCACCTCCGGTGCAACCGTTTCGACCATGCCGCGAGTTGGTGCAGGCAGCGCCAGCCTCGGCACGGCGAGCGCACCGGCGAGGCTGGCGATAAAGGATCGGCGTGATAGTTGCATCAGTTTGCGTCCTCCGGGCCTGCGCGGGTGATCTCTTGGGGGTTTTTGATGATCTCAATTAAAGCTTCAACGGCAACATACACCCCCATCCCAACTGTGTGAGTATTGGCGCAGTTGGTTTTGAAGTTGACGCAACCGTTCGGGTCGGTCCATACGGCAAGTATGGCTTTCGGCTCACCTTGAACCGCGAACCGCTTCAACACTTCGACCAGCATGTCGCTCCCGCTCATGGCTGGCCCACCTGTTCGATGCGCCGGAGCGCGTGGCGCGTGGCGATGTGAAAAGTTAACCAGCGCCACCGTGCATGTTGGGGAATATGCCGTCCCGGTTTATCGCTACAGTGTGGGCAGGTAATCGCGATACCGATGTGATTACCGTACTTGCGAGCGGTAAATAAGTGTTGCGAGCCGGGAGGCAAACATCCTCGGAGGTAGGTCGAATTCAGTCGCCATGCTCGTGCAAAATCCTTGGAACCGGCCAAGGGCAAGGGCGAGGGTGGCTTCGGGGATACCATCTGGAGCAGCGTGGCCTTCTTGGGTGTGGTGCTGGAGGCCGTTGCTTTGGCTGGTGAGGATGGCGAAGGCTTGCGTTGGCTGTTCAATCTCTCTCCTTGTGTACTTGCGTTTGGTGGTGGGTTGGGGTTGTAGCTCCGGGGTTCCGGCTGCGGCATCCCGTTTGGCTCGGTAGTTGGGGTGGTTCTTGTTGACGTGCACGCTGAATCCAGCCTTGCTCCCAAGTATCAATCCGCACTCCTGACACTGGAGCAGGTTGCTCGGGTCGATGGTACTTACCAGTTCGCCACGTAAAGCCATCTCTCTGCGTTTCGCGTAGACGGTGCTATGGTGCTGACCTTCGATGCCATGAACATTACGTTTGTGAAGTCCTAGCGCCTGCGGGGTTTTGAACGTCTCGCCGCACTCGGGACACTTCACAGCTTTCGCCTGCGCTTTTTTCTGGCGGAAGTGAGCGGAGTGAGATGCTCCGGCAATACCGTGGACCGCCTTCCGGTGTCGTCCCAGCACCTGCGGGAAGTTGAATTCCTCGTTACATTCGGGACATGTAAATTTAGCTATCTTTTGTGTCAAGCGTTCTCCTTTTCATTTGTTCTCCTAGTTCGCGTCCGAGGCGAAAGGCCTCCTCGGGGGTTGGGTGGGTGCGTCCGAAGATGGGGTGCTCAGTCTCGAACAACTCCATCACCTTGTCAGCGGTCTCGTGATCGAGGTATCCGGTGTAGTAGCCGATGTTGACCAGCGTGACTCTTCGCGCTTCGGCTTCGTCGTAGTCGAGAAGTAAGGTCATCTCGGCAACATGCGCCTCTACCAGTTGCGAAGACTGTTCTTTGGTTCCGGCCTTGAGCGCCAGCTTTATCATCTCGGGCATCGACATCATTTCTTCGCCTTTCTGAAGCGCTCGGCGACGGGGCAGGTTGCAAAATGACTGACGGCTCGCGAATCGCCATCGGGCATCGGGTCGAAAGGCAGACTCTTACCGGTCGGCGTCTTCCAGAACTCCATCGCAGCATTACAGCCGCTACAGCGGGTGTAGCAGCGCCGGTGGAATCCGGCTTCCTCTAAGGCCTCGCGGGTTCGTGGGAATGGCAAGGTGGTACCTCCTAGTTCGCTGGCGTGGCATCCCACCAGTCGTCGAGCATGAGAATTTCAGTGCGATAGTCGGTCCTCTGGACACCCCATATGATCGAGTCACCCACGCCTTCTTTGTAGTAGTGGAACCGTACCTCGGTCTGGACGAGCGGCCCCTTGATGCAGACCAGCAGGGCATCGCAAAACAGCTCGCGTGGGATGTCTCCCATCGAGCCTCCATAATTCGATTGGAGCGTCTCGATGTAGCGCTGTCGCCGCTTGTCCCAGTCTGGCTCGTCAGGTTGGTTATGGTAGGCCTCGAAGCGGGGGAGATCGACTTCCCGCGTGTCGCTCACCAGCACAACCGCAACCGCGTTCATCTCCCGAGCCGCCTTCGCCAGCGCTTTCATCATCAGCGCCTTCATCTGGAGATCGCGGTAGGGTGTGGCGCTTATCGCCTGCTCACCCTGCGGACCTACGGCGATGGCGACCGGCAAGAACTGGCCGCTGAAGCCATACTTCTCGCGGTTCTTCTTGGCTGTGTCCATCGCGTGAGTCAGCAGCTCATCGACGTACTTATCGGTGATCTCCATGGCCTACTTCCCTTCCTCCAGACCGCTCACTCGCTCTTCCAGTGTTGCCAGTCGCTCATCGAAGCCGAGGCTATAGGCCTTATTCACCCGCAGGCTTGCGTCAATCGGAACGGCCCATTTGCGAAACTCCTTCAAAAGCGTCGTTTCGATTCGTTCAATGCGTTCCAGAAGGCGTGTCTCCATTGCCTCTAATTCAGCTTTTATCTCGTTGTCCATTTACAGCAGCTCCCTCTGCACGGCCTTCTTGCGTGGTGGACCGAGCGACTTCTTAAGCTCCAGAGGCTTCCTCACCTCGCCGTCGATCTTGGCGATCTCTCCGTCCACAAGGTACACGCCGAACTTGCCGGTCTTGTCCACAATCTCCATGAACACTTGGAAGTCGTTCTCGTTGGCCATGTCCTCGATCACCTTGAGCGAATCGTCATCGAGCAGGCTTCCATCCTTGATTCGCATGACGCGCAGCTTCGGGTTCAGCGCCATCCCCATCGCAACCGAGACCTTGATCTGCTCGGCGTTCGAGGCCTGCATGAACGCGAGGCCGTTGTAGGTCACCTCGTCATTGGCGAAGCCGAGTCCCGGCACCGGATAGTGCGCGGTGACGATCAGGTCGGTAGCCTTGGTGCGGTGCGCTTCCACGGCATCATCGAGCTTCTCGATGGTCTTGGCTATCGCGTCGATCTCGGCGTCCATGCGCTCGGCCTGCGAGCGCCGGTCGATGGCTGCGTTCATGGCGCGAGCCTCGGCGATCTCCTGCGAGAGCACGGCGGCATCCTTGGCCTCGGCCACTGGCTTCCACTTGTTAATTACTCGGTCAATATCGTTCAGCTCTGCGCGATCATTCAGGATGTCAGCCTCGATGCGGCTTACCTCTACAAGAAGTTCTGCAATCCTGCGCTCGCGCTCTCCGGCGCGGAAGGCGATGGCTGCACGTTCCTCCTGCACCTTCTCGCGCTTCAGACGCTCGCGCTCGATGGCCATGTTGAACTCGGCGACCTTGGCCAGCTCCTCGGTCATGGCGTCGAGATCGCGCTTCGACTTCGGCAGGCCTTCGGGTATGTGGATGTTGGAGCGCTGCGCCTCCAGCGTCTTGAGCAGCTTGGTTTGCTCCCGGCGCGTGGCATAGTCCTTCTCTTCGTCGGCACGGATCGCGGCCAGCACATCATCGAGGTTGAGCAGGGTTCGCAGCTCTTCGGCCTGTTGCTTGATGTTCATGCGGATGAACGCAAGCGGATCGAAACTGATCTTCCCCATCAGCTCATCCAGCATCCGCTGGGGTGTGCCGTAGCGGAGGCCGTCCTTGGCCTCGATCCACATCTCCCCCTTGCTATCGCCTCCCTCGCTCCACATGCGGGTGACCCGGATGTCGTCGAGGTCGAGTCGCACCACGCCCCGGCCAGCTCCCCGGCGCACCGGGGCGGGTGGTCCTCCACGCGCTCCAGCCAGCGCGAGCATGATGGCGTCGAGCACCGAGCTTTTGCCGCTCGCGTTCGCGCCGGTGATCTTAATGACGTTGCCTTTTGGTTCAAGGTTGAAGACCTTGATCGCCTGAAAATTCTCCACTGACATGCCAACAATCCGCATCTAGTTCTCTTTCTCGCTTTTCAGCTTTTCGTTGATTCTCTTAAGTGTTTGCTCGGCTTCGTCCAGTTGGGGTTTGAACGCTCTGTATATTCTTCGATCTCGTCGGTGGTAGTAGTACAGGACGAGCGCCGATCCTATGAAGCCACCAGCCGCGCCCCATAGCAGCGCTGCGATGATGGCTCTCATTTCGGCTTCGTCCTTTCCTCGACTACAGCGATGCGCTCGCCATGGTCGATGTGCAGGTCGATGAGGTGCTGAATCTGGCGGCGAACGTCGTCTATGTCGCGGTGAAATTCGATACGTAGGTTGCCGAGGTCTTGCTTGTTGATAAGGATGCCGATGAGGATTACCAGACATGGGAAGAGTGCAGTCAGAAAAAACGGCCAGTAGTTCGGTGGGTTCAACGAGCGCCTGCTTTCTTTCGGGTGGCTAGTGGTGGTGGGCTGAGATGTCGTCCACCGTTGTCGTAATGGCGTTCGATGATCTCGATGATGATGGAGGCTTTGGATCGGCGCAGCGCCTTCGCGTCGTCTACGACCTGATCCAAAATCTCGTTCGGGAAACGTACTGGGAGAGTTGTAGTTTTGCTCATGCATTGGAATGTATCACATTGCATCCGGTTGACTACAAGCGAAAAAAAATCCCCCCGGTGACTCCCATCGGGGGGATTGCATAAAGCAGGAACCCGGCTATTCTACGCCTTGGAAGAAGAGGGGTTGGGGACGTTCATCGAGGAGGTGGGGATGGGCATCACCTGTTCCGTATGGAGGTCGCGGTCAGTGACAACCTCCAGCGGGTCTATATCGGCGCGTACCGCCTTCACTTCCCAGTAAAACTTCTGCGAGGCGTATTCGGAACGCACCTTGAACGCTCCATCTTTGACGCGGGATGCGGCCAGCTTGCCGAGTTCTACGCTGTCGTCCTCGAAGAGTTCGGTGAGTTGGACGGTACGGTCAGTCGGGAGGGTGAGGGCTTCGAAGTAATCGGGCAGGGTGATCGTCGCGGCCCCGGTGTCGTCGGTCTGTCCCTCCCCGCGATAAAAGACCGCGTTCTCGGGGCCTTCGATGGCTGTATGGGTGAGGTTCTTGGTGTCATCCAGCGGGTGAACGATGCGGAAACTTTTGGCTCCCCCTGACGTGATGTTCCCGTTGGCGTGAAAGTTTCCCGATGAGTCGAAGGTTGCGACTGAGGAGCCAGCCCCGTTTCCAACGTTTACTGCCGCTCCACCTCCGTCCCAGTTAAGGAAAACGCTCTGCCCCGTATTGCCATTAATGATGACGCTCTGACCGTCGGTATTAATGTTCGGGCCAGCATAGCCCAGATTTACAAGGTTTGCTCTGCTCAGGATGCCTAAACCTCCGAACACGCAAACGCCATTATTAGCAACATGGGCGACTTCAGTACCCGCACCATTCCCGAAAATAACGTTTGCCGCGTTTCCGCTCCAATTCAATAGGATGCTTCCGGGTCCATTGCCGTTAAGGGCTAGGTTGCCTCCGCTCGATCCTGTTATCGAAGCCCCAGCGGGGAAGTTGATAGTCCCACTCGATCCGCTCTGACTCGATACCAACAGCGGGGCGAATGTATTAATCGCGGTTGGGGTATTCCCGCTTCGCGTTACATTCATAAATAGGGCATCGTTTCCCGCGTCGTCTTCAAAGCTGAAGCGCAGTTGATCTCCCCAAGCCGAAATAGTTGTTCTCTTTTGATTGGCTGGCGCACCGTTGTTGGTGAAGTATTGGATTGGAGAGTTAGCGTCGGACGCTACTCCGATGTAAACGCCTGAGCTTGAAAAATCAGGAGTGCTGAACCCATGCGCCGTGAGTCCGTTCGACATGATAACCGGGGGAAATAGGTTAAGCGCGGTTGGCGCGGAGCCGCTTCTTACGGCTTGCAGAATGAGGTTTTCTGCGCCTGCGTCATTCTGAAAAGCCAATCGAAATTGATTCGCCCACGCGGTTAGCGTCGTCCTCTTCTGATCGGCTGGCGCAGCGTTGTCAACAAAGACGGCGGTGGGGGAGGAAGAGTCCGAACCTACACCGATGGTTATGCCTGATTTGGTGAAGTCGGGTGCAGTGTAACCTTGAGCCGCTACAGTTCCGGTTGCAATAGTTCTCGGCGCATTGAGGACAATAGAGGTCAACGTGTTCATGGAAATGGTTTGTGCGCCGAATCCGCTCCGCGTAACCGTCATCCACTCGTTGACTTCGGTAAGGTCGTCGCTTAAAAAGCGGAGGTGTAGACCATCGGAGAAGCCTACTAAATCGGTATATTTTTGGTCGGCTGCTGCTCCAGCATTGATGAAGCTGGCTACTGGATTACCACCCGATGAAACGCGCAGCATCGTATTACTAACGTTCATTCGCTGCGCGAGGCTCGGCATGTCGCCCTGCGCTTCAATCGCTCCGGTCACTAACAGGTCATTGTTGCTATCGAGCAACGGTACAGTCGCGGGGTCAATCGACGTTGCGCTCCATGCCGTTCCTGTCGATATGCCGATACCTGCGGGTGGATAGGTGGGCGCGTCGGGCGCGTCGGGTGTGTTGGCGAAGGTGCGTATAGGTGAGTTCGCTACAAAGCCTTCGTCAAGTTCTGCGGTGGTAGCCGTGAGGTCGTCTATCAGGGTCGGGCCTATCAGGTGCGGAATCGTGGCCGAGTCAAATTCTGCGGTGTTGCCGGATAGATTGTTAATGTCGCCGGTGGTGGCCGCGAGGTTCGGTGTGGAGAGTCCACCTCCGCGTCGAATGATGGTCGCATCGGCTGTGCTGCCGCCTCCGATGTAGGTGTCGCCAAGGGTAACGCCAACAGGAACGGTGTCGTTATCCTGAATATGCACGTCGCCGGGGATACCGGGACTCCCGGCTCCTCGGCCTTCGTATCCCCCGTAAACATAAACGTCGCCTCCGTTGCCGTTGGTGCTTCCGGCTGGTGCGTTGCCTCCATAGCCTCCGACAAGGATGGTCGGGGCTCCCTTGCCTCCCTGCTCTCCGGTGGTTCCTGTGGTTCCCTGTCCGTTGTTCGAGCCGATGCTGACCCATCCTGTCGCATCGGCTCCTGACGCTGCCGTGGCTGCGAGTGCTGTACCTGCCACGGTCAGCGTGTAGCCTTCCGGGTCGATGTTGGAGTTCTGGATGAGCTTTCCATTGAGCGCGAGGATCGGGCCGACATACTGTGCTCCGCTCCACTGGTAGATAAGCGCATTGCCGTTGCGCTGGTCGCTGATCCAGATTTGCGCTCCTCCGCGCACAATCGACGCGATGGTGTCCGCGCCTCCGTAGCCGGGAGGAATGACGACGAGAAAGTGGGTGTCGTTGTGGGTGGCGGCAAAGTCTACGGCGTTCTGAATCGTATGCAGGAAGCCTTGGCCCACATAGAGGTAGCGGTTGATTTGCTGGGTTGCTGTCGGTCCTACTAAGGTCGGTGTGCTGCTCATCGGATTCCTCCTATAAAAACTGACACCAGATAGCCGAGGATGAATAGGCAGATGACGAATCCCAAGATCATCTCTGCGGGACCGAATCCCCCGCCGTTATCCGGTTCTGGTGGCTGGTATCGCATCGCATCACCTCCACGCTGCCGGGATGTTCGCGTTCAGGATATTGTTCGGCTGGCCGATAAAGCACTGCACACTCCTGCCAAGGGGGGCGAGGTTTATCGGCGCGGCGTTCAGACAATTGAAGGGCCAGTTGAAGGTATGTCCTCCCACCCCGTCCTGCACGATGATGAAGACATACAACACACCGGGGATCGCGCTGCGAACCTGCGCCGTCGCCACGTTGTTGTGCATGTCCACACGCCACGTCGCAGCGCGTAGCCCATCGAAGAGTGGAGCTGGCGAAGACGACACCGAGAGAAATGGTCTGTTCGGGATCATAAGGTGTAGTAGGTTCCGGCTCCGATGGCGAGCAGCGAGCCGTCATCGAGCGCAACGAAGGTTTGGGTGGTGTAAGTGTTGGGGTCGATGCTGATCGGCGTGGCACCGTAGACGTTGCTCGGCCAGACGAACGCATGGCCTCCGGTGCCGTCTTGCAGGCGAATGAAAGTGTAGAGGTTGCCGGGACTCATGTTGAGGATCGCGGCCTGCGTCACATCACCGGCGAGGGTGATGAGAAAGGCGGTGTGCTGGGAGCCGTCGAATACAGGGTTCGGAGCATAGGGGACGACCAACAATTGCGAGACGATCAGCGGCGGCAGCGGCGGCGGTGCTTGGCCGGGATCGTAAGGCTGCAAGTTAGACAAGTCCCACGATCCGGCTTGGAGGTAGTACGCCTCTACCTGCACGATATCGCCGTTCTCGTCTCGCGTGGTGATGGTGTAGTAGGTGCCAGCGGGTTCAATCAGTCGGTTGCTGTACAGAAAGACGCTCCATCCACCCTGAGCGTTAACCGGGGCGTCGATACTGGTCACACGTCCGAAGAGCGCTTCACCAGCGACACGCGGCGTCATGGGACCATAGCCACACAGAGCGATCTCTACCGTTCCCTGCTCTGGCACGGATGCAGTAGGTAGCGGCTCGAAGGCCGCGATGTTTGCAATCTTTCCGAGTACCTGTACGTCTGGTGGAATTGATGCCATCTCTCTACCTCATGCGAAAAAAGTAAGCTGGCCCACTACGGCGATGTTCGGGTGACTCTTGCGGTCGGCCAGAACGTGATCTTTGAACCATTCGCTCGTTACGTTGTGCAGCACACAATAGTAGAGCGCCTTGACATCCACGCCATCTCTTATTCCCATCACCCCTGAAGCATCGGCGAGGCCATGGTAGACGTCATCTATCGACGCTAGTATCTGGCGGAATGATGGCTCCCGCGTGTCGAAGTCGTAAGGCTTCGTATAGGTGGTTCCGCGAACATTCGGTGCCTCGGCGATGACCTTGCGCCAGTCGCCTCCATGCCATCCGGCCTCGACGCGATGGAACATGACCTGAGCCACGGCCATGGCACAATCGGTTCCACCGTAGCGGTAGCCGTCCTCGACGGCGACGTCGGCGAGCTTGGCCTTGATGTAGTTTTCGTAGGTCATTGTTTAGCCTTCGTCGCCTTGTAAATCTGGTGTGCCTTTCGCAGCACAAAGAGGAGGATAACGGTCGTCTCCACTCCAAAAAAATCTATCAGCGAGTCGGTGATAAAAGCGTCGTGGGTCATACACTGCTCCATTTCTTCCACGCATTTTCGAGCTTGGTGTCGTACTGGTTTGCCGCAAACCTCGGCCCGTTATAGCCTCGCGCAAACGCGGCCCAATCATGTCGTCTGAGCGCCTCATCGAGCCGCTTGCTCTGCACGAACGAGACAAAGGCGTCGAGGTGCGCTCCAGCTCCCGAGTGCATGGCCTCGACAAACTCTCCCACGGTTGGGTGTCCCGCTGCCGCGTGGTTGCTCCCGAGTATCTGGAACAATCCCCACGAGCAGGCCTTGAGCGCTGCATCGAGGTTATGGTTAGCTGCATCTTCGAGCCGGTCATGCTGCATCGTGCCTGCTCTGCCGTAGAGCGAGCGGTCCCACTTCGGCGTCGATAGCGCCACACCGTTGCGATCCTTCTTGTCGGCAAATGCGCCATCGGTTAGCCGGTGGAAGATGTGGGCCTCGAAGAGTATCTGCGGTCGTCCATCCACGAGGAAGCCTTTGCCTGCGGCCTCTACCTCGGCCACGGCGCGGACGGTGGCGACATCGCAACCGAGTGCGGTGGCAGCGCGGTCAAAATCTTCCTGTGTCAGAGCGTTCATTGAATCAGTCCCATCCTTCGTTGACGATGCGTGTAGAGCTGTTGCCGGTAGTACAGGCTTACCGAGTGGAGTGGCACCGGACCAAAGGCCAGATTCACTTCGTCCTCGGTGAGAACATCTTGCATAATCATCTGCAATAGCGCCGTGCGCCAGCCACGATACTTCTCCGTGATCGGCACATCGAACTCATCGAAGTGGATCAGGCTCCACTCGGGTCCGCAGGGATATTGCAAGGTCGTCACCTGACGGCGAACGCGCTGCTTGAGTTGCTTGTCCCACACCCACGCGCTCACACCCACGCGACCGTTGACTGCGTTGTCCGCGAGCCAGAGGCGCCCATGGGTGCGCTCGCGCCTGATCGAGATCAGCCTGCCGGTCTCGTCATCCGGCACCCACACGTAAAAGCTAGACGCTTCGATCCTCGCGTCCACACCGGCGCTTTGCAGCTTACGAAAGACGGTGTGCGGGTGCATGATGTTCACCAGACGCATGGCCTCGTTCTCGGCACCCATGAAGCGTCCCTGATCGTGCCAGCGCTGCTCGCCTGCTGCGGCATAGTTGAACTCATACTTCTGAATCATGCCTTCCATCTCTTCGGTCGTCGCGGGGCGATCCACCACGTCGCGCCGGTTGTACTCTTCAAGTAACGCTTGAGGTATTGCCATCTCCTCGTCATAGCTGGTGGTGACGCGCTTGAGGTTGGATCGAATCTCACTCACTTGTGGCATTGGTCTCTCCCGGTGGTTGTTGTGCCATACCTGCGTGTAGCATCCCGGCGATCACGGCAGCGTAAGCGTGGGGGTCGCCTCCCGTCCTGACTGCGTTCATAAACACACGCGCCGTAGCTGGATTGCTGACGATGCGCTTGATGGCATAGCCAGCTCCGGCGACGATGCCTGCCTTCGCTCGAATCGGCAGTGGCAACATGCGATAGAGGTCGTCGGCCATAATGACCTTCACCAAGTTCGCTGTGCTCACGGCGGTCTGCTGTTTGCCCCCGGCGCTTTGCGCGGCTCGCATCCGGGCCTGCTGTTTATACTCTCCGATGTTGGCTTGGTTGATCGCGGTGAGTCGGTCAGTCTCGGCCTTGAACTGCTTCATGTTCGCGGCATGGTCGCTTGCGATCTTGGCCTTCTGCGTGGCGTCGAGGTTCTTGGATTCGGTCATCTTGCCTGCAAATTCATCCTGCATCTGCTTCATCTGTGCGGTGCGCTCGGAGATCAGTTGCGCTCGCTGCGTCTTGGCCTGCTGGAAGGCTCTGCGGGTCTCAGCGAACTCGGCGTCCTGCGCGGCTTTCTTGGCGGCATCGAGGCTCTTGGCGTCCATCACCTGCCGCTGCCATGTCTTCATCTCCTCTTGGTGCATACTGTCCAGCTCGCCCTGCGCGGCTGAGTCCATCGCATCCTGCGTGGCCTGCCGCGCCTTGTCCAGCGTCCTCGCGCTGCTCACCTGCTGTTTCCACTGCGAGAGTGCGCCTTCGTGCGCGGTGTCGAGCGCGGCCTGAGCTGCGCGGTCTGCTGCTGGTTCCTTTACCACATCGTTGATGAAGTCATTCATTGTGTTGTAGCGTTCGGCACCGAGCGCGTTACGTACCGCAGGCACACCGTTCTTGTTGACGAAGTTTTTCCAATTGGTCTGGAGGGTATTGAAGTTCATCTCCCCGGTGCGGCCTGCTCCGGTGAAGGCCTTGGTGAAGGCATCGTCGGCACCGTCGAGGATGTCGGCCTTGGAGAGCAGGGCTTCGTGCGCGGCCCGGATCGCCGGGGTCGCGGTGTCTCCGAACTTGGCCCCGGCGAGTAGCTGGTTGAGCTGGTTGGTAAGGTCCATGCGTTTGACGACCGAGGCCGAGTCCACCTTGCCTGCGAGCTTCTCGATCTCGTTGTTGATGGTCTCGTATGATCCCCCGGTCATGTCGTTCCATCGGGCGCGAGCCTCGGTGGGACCGGCACGGAGCGCCTCGGCAGCTTGTCCCATGTCGCCGATGGCTGAGACTACCTCGCCTGAATCTGCCGGTGCGGTTCCGCTCATAACGTGGTCGAGCAGCTCGTCGCGCATCTTCGAGATGTCGGCCCACTGCGAGTCGGTGAGCGATTGTCTCCACACTCGGTTGTCGCGGATCAGCGAGTTCAGATTCTCAAGGTGGGTTGCGGCCACGGCATTGTTGCCCACACCCTGCGCCACCTGTTGTTCGAGCTGCCGGAAGCGCTCTTCTGCGGGTGCGCGGTCTGGCACGTATGGCTCGGGCGGTGTGGGTGGTTCTGGTACCGGCGTGGGTTCGATGGGTGGCGACGGCTCCAGCGGCGTCGGCGCTTCGGGTCTGGCCGGGAGCGGCGAGGGTGCTATGGGTGCAGGCCGCTCGGGTGGTGGTGGAAGATCGGGCGGCATCTCGGGAGGCGTGGGTGCCTCGGGCCTCGGCGCTGGCGTGAACTCCGCAGGCGTTGGCCGCTCGGGTAGAGGATGCTCGACGGGTGGCGGCAGCGGTTCGCCTGCGGCTGCGGCTTCGGCTGCGGCTGCGGAGGATGAGGCTCGCGAGCGGTTGAGATAGCTGGCTGCGCCTGCTGCGGCTTCGTTGGCGGCGGCGGCGGTTCCGGCACCGAGGGCTGCCCCCATGGCGATTGACCTTGGGTTGCCTTCAGACTCGATACCGGCCTGTGTGCCTCCGATAATTCCCTGCTCGGCAACGGGTCCACCCTCGGCGACCGAGTGCGCCACTCGCGTACCAAGCGCGGCCATGCGAGCCAGCACCGGATAGCGTTCGAGGACGTCTCCTACCGTTCCGGCTTTTTTGAGCTGCGCGGCTGTACTCATTGCGGTGCGAGCGGCACCGGCAGCTTCCTCGGGTGTGGCTGCTAATTTGAGCAGGCCTTCGAGTCCGAAGTATTGCGCGAGGTCGGTACCGAGGCCACCGGCATGTTGCGCTGCTCCACCTATCGGTGACAGTGGTGTGGACTCGGTGATCCCCGGCATCTTGGCTTTGCTCGCCAGCCATGTCGATGCATCGGAGAGATGCTGTCGAGCGTCGAGGGCTTTCTGTGGCATCCATGGCGCGACGGCTTTTCCATCCGGTCCCACGCCACGGATCGCGTCCCACGCCTGCGTTGCGGTTGCGCCGGGATGAGTGCGCTGGTACTCGGGGATGTCTACTAGGTCGCCACCGTAGCTGTCATGCACCATGTTGATGACATGCGAGAGCTGCTCGGCCACTCGCTTGGCTGCTCCCACCTGCGCTTCGCTCGCGGTGCCGTAGGCCAGATCGAAGGCGCTCGATAGCGCATCTCTTATGCTGCCCAATGTGCTCGATGGTTTTTCTTCCGTGGTCTTTGTCGGTGTTGGCACCAGACCATCGGCCAGATCTGGTGGTGGTGCTGCTGCCGCTGTCGGTACCAGACCATCGGCCAGATCATCCCCGGAAGCCGGTCCATGGAAGTGTGCGCCTGCTGGCAGCGCTCCAGCCGATGCACCGGTCGAAGGGTCGGTCATGTTGCCCCTTGCGTCGAGGACGACGGGACGACCGTTGACCGAGGCCGTCATCGTTGGTCCGCTCGGCGCTGCCGGTGGTGGCATCGGCGGTGGAGCTGCTCCGGGTTCGATAGGCTGCGGGTCCATTATGGTTGCACCTGATAGTTCAAGCCCTGCGCCTGCTTAACCATCCTGTCCAGACCGACAAGATCGCCGGGGTGTTTACCGAGCCATGCCGACTTGGAGAAGACATGTGTTGCTGGAGATGGTGGGGGAGCAGCATTAGGCCTCGCGGGGAAGTCGGCCTGCGGAATATCGCCGCTCGCTCCTCCTGCCGGTTGTGCTCTGGCTATCGGTGGCAACATTGCCCTGCCGTTCTGATCGACCGTGATCCCCTTGGACCTAGCGAGATCGTTCATGGTGGCCACGATCTGCTGGCGTTGTTCCGGTGCGAACCATGTGCCGTTTTTCGCGTGATACGCTTTGCCTTCAGCCGAGTTGAGCCAACTGCGCGAGTCTTGCAGTTGATTAATCTGTGGCTGCGTCATCCTGAATCCGGTCGATGGCTTGGCCAGCTCAAAGAACTTTTCTTGTAGTGCCTCATCCGATGGACCGGTGAATACACCACGGCTCAAATAGTCGTTGGCATAATTGAGAGAGTCCCGCGCTGGTCCGATAGCCTTCTCCTGCGCGGCCTCCATCTTGTCTGAGGCGGCTTGGTTTTTAGCTGCGGTTCCAACTCTCTGAATTCCACCTGTCGGAATATGAGGCGCTGTTGGATTTCTCGGATCGGCCCATTCCTGCTCTCCGGTTTGGGAATTTTCCACCAGTTCATATGCCGGTCCCGGTTTGTTCTTCGCGGCTTCCGCTTCTGCCGCTGCCTTCTTTCCTGTGATGGATACCTCCACGGCCTTCAGCGCTTGGTTGTTCTCGGCTGTGAGTCTCAGGGCTGTAGTCATTCCATCTTCGCCAGCCGCGACGGTGTAGGGGTCTTTGATTACCTTGTAAGTGTCGGGGTCCACTCGGTACCGGAAGCCTTGCTGCTCGTTGGGATTCTGCTTGGTGAGTGCATCTTCCGGCACGATGTAGGCGTGTGGTGGCTGGTTAGCGGAGTGATGAATCATCAGTACACCACCCTTGCCCACCATGGCCTGCTGCACTGCCGGATTCCCGTTATAAATGGTCGAGGCCTGTTCTACGTCTTTGGCTGGACCGACATCTATAAGGTGATGCTGTTGTCTGTAAGTATCAAACTGTTGATCTCGATCTTCCTCATGCTCTCCCAACATCTCTTTGTTATTAGCGAGCGCCCATGATGCTTCGAGGTTGCGGGTGTTGAGGTAGGCGAGGTTGGCGTTGGCCAGCATTTTCTTCTGGTTCTGATCGTTGTACTTTGCTGCCGTGGCCATGGTCTGGTCCTGTTGCGCCTGCGGCATGGCCATGCCGGACGCGATCCCGGCTGCGGCTGCGCGTTGCGCTCCTCCCGGTCCCTGACCTACGGCGAATCCCTTGGACGCGCCGGAGAGGGCTGCGGCTGCGATCTGTCCCCACTTCTCACCATGGCTTAGTGCCATGGGGGTTGCGTCCACGCTGCCGTCCGCGTTCTTCACCAGACGCATTGCGGTGCGCGGTCCCAGAATATCGGCAACCTTGTTGAGCGCATCGGCGATGCGAACATGATGCACGGCTGCGGCCTGCAACTCGGGGTCTTGGCTGGGATCGGGTCCGGTCGGCTGCGGTGCCTGCGGCTGCTGCGACGGATCGGTCGAGGCGTCGTCGGGCTGCATCGGGGGCGGCATATCGGGATTGCCTGCAAGAGTTGGAGATGCTGCGTCCATGGGTTAGCCTCCGAACGATGGAACACCGGTTGCCATACCCGAGCCGGTAGGCATGAAGGGTGCCGGTAGATTTTGAAGAGCGTTGTAGTTGCCGATGATGGGGTTGGAAGACGCGATCTGCGGTATAGAAGGCGTCCTTGGGAGGAATCCCGATATCCCACCGCTCAATGCAGTGCCACCCACCGAGCCGAGCGCACCGATGGCTGCGTTCCAGATGGAGTTCTGTTGCGATGCGATCTGGTTGGCGGTGGTCGCGGCTGCGGTACCTGCATTGGTCGATGCCCCGGCATAGCCGAGCGGGTTGATGAGCTGCGCGGTGTTGTTGAGTACTTGAGCTGCCTGTTGCCAGTTGGAATAGCCCTGCGCGTAGTTGGCCTGCTGGATGGTGTTCTCTGCCTGCGAGCGTTGCTGCGCGGCTTGGTTGGTGTTCTGCGCGAGGATGTTGGCCGAGATGCTCGACGGGATCAGGGTGTTTCCACCTCCGCGAGCGGCGAGCACCTGCGCCGTCGCCCTCTGCGCTGCGGCGTAGTTCTGCGCGATGTTCTCCCCCGCCGAGGTATTGAGGTTCGTCAGCTCGCCTTGGGAGAATCCGGTCTGGCTCGGGCCTGCGGCCAAGATGGGTTGAAACTGCGCCGTCAGCGCCGAGGTGATGGCCTGATCCTGACCGAAAGTGGTCTGGAAGTTCTGGTTGAGGGTCTGGTACATCTGCTGTTGCGAATTCGAGATGTCTTTTTGCTGCTGATTTGACCCGCACATGGGCGTCACCCTTCTCTTTCGATCAGATGTTGACGGTGGTGCAACACCCTATTCATGGTCTCGGGGGGCATTGGCGCTGGTAAGGCCTTCACCAGCTCTTCCGTTGAGTCCTTGAAGCCGAGTCGCCGTTTCGCCATCAGGCGTAGTTCCCTGCCCTTGGTGTCGAAGATCATCTGGTGAAAACGGTTCTGCACCAGCATCCCTTCGAGCCACTCCATACCCTCACTCAAAACCTCGCGATTCAGCTCCCGGTTGTCGCCGGTAAATTGCAGGCTTATACGTGCGACGTTCTGCGTTTTGAAGTAGAGGGCCACGTTGCCGAGTTGGTCTTCGACGGCCCACGCTGCTTCGCCGGGGAGCAGCTTCAGAAAGAAGTCGGCGTCCATGACGCCATGGTGGTAGGGATCGGCGCTGGTGATCTGCTGAAGGTACTCGCGCTCGCGCTCTTCGACGGGACGGACGATGTATCTCCCAAAACGAAAAAAGAGTCTCATCGCTGCCCCCCGGTAGCTGGAAGAATCCTGTACGTCGGAACATTCTTGCCTCCGTAAAACTGCCGCTGAAGCGCATCGTTGGTGGATGCGATCAGAGGCATCGCGGCCAGCATGTTCGGGTTGCGCTGGGTGCGCGTATCCTGTGGCGCTGAGGTCTTGGCCGGTTGCGCCTGCGGCTGTGCCGGGGCCGGTTGCCAGCCCTGCATGTTCACGCCTCGGAGCTGTTTGAGAGTTGGCATCACTGGCTCCTCATCTCCTGCCATGTCTCGCCGAAGACGGTGAACGTGAGCAGCTCGTTCGCGGCGTCCTCCTCCGGCCAGTCGATTGCGAACTGGAAGTGTCGGCACCACACCGGCTGCTGGTTCTGCAACATCGAGTGGCGGTTGCTGTAGATGCTTTGGCTCGGCGGCAGGTTAGGCGGGTCTTGGCGGGTGCGCGGCACGGCTTCGAACTCACCCTCGATCTCCTGCAAGAGCACGGAGAGCGCCGGTGGTGTGCCTACCGGTTCGGCCTCCAGTGTCATCCACGCCATGCCTGCCATCTGTCCCGGCTCGGCCAGCACTATCGAGCCGATTTCTGTGTGCACCGGATAGGTCGCTCCGTTGTCGGTGTTCACGGTCATGTCGCGCTTGAGGATCGGTCCACCCGAGGTCGGGGGGCCGAGCAGAAGGTTGTACTCTCCCGGCTCCACTTCCACCGACTGCACGGCGCTCATGCCACCTTCGATCAGCGCCGGTGTACTCCAGTTCGCTCCCTGCTCCGGTGCCGAGGTAGGTGCCATGCGGTACCAGAGGCTTGCGCCGTCCGAGACATACAGCGCCGTGTCTTCGCTCGATTCGGAGTGGAAGGTGACATAGGCCGAACGTGGGTCCAAATCCTCCACGAGATCGGCGATGGGGAAGCTGGCCTCCACGATGCCAGCCGAGGGATCGAGCGCACCCACCATCTTTTTCCCGGTCAGCAAGTAAGGCGTCGTCAGGAAGATTCCGAAGGCGTCGTAGTTCAGCAGTGGAACATTATCTATATAGCGAGTCATCACCAGAGGTGTACCCCCGCTCGCTGCCGGTGCGCCGTCGCCGGTAATCCTGTAGATGTCGCGCACGGTGAACACGAGCAGGCCCACCGAACTCACCCAAAAACGAATGATCTTTGACTGCGCGGTGAAGGTGATGTCGAAGCCTGCATTGCCGCTCGATCCACTGGCCACGGCGTCGGGTCCGCTCGATACCCACACCACGTTGCCCACGGCTGCAAAGATGCGGCCTACGTGGTATTCCATGCACGTAGCCCCCGATGGCAACGGTGTACCTTCTCCGTTAACCTGCGCCTGAATTGATATGTTCAATCCGCTGTCCGGTGTCGTATCGTTATAGGTCCACGTTCCTTGGCTCGGCGTGACCGCGATCTGATCGAGATAGAGAAACGTCGAACCGTTCTGCAAGATGCGGTAGAGCACGACCGTATCTATGTCGGGATTGCTCGACACCGGCCCTTGTATGACCACCTGATTCCCTTCGGCCAGTGTTATAGGTGCCGATGGTGGTGACATATTACTTATGTCGAGGGTCTTTGAATTTTCGTAGGCGTAGCCATACTGCGTGGGGTAGTCGGCAGAGATGGCGACCGGCCCCTTGTTGATCCACACCACGCCACCGTCCTGCGTCAGACCACCGGTGCTTTGATTCCACGGATTCCCCGGCGAGGTCGGCGGTACGGCTCCCGTCTTGCCACCCTGCTTCACCTGCTGCAAATACCCGTTGGGATCGAGGATCGTATAAGCGTCTTGGTTAAGCTGCGCTCCCGGCACGACGTGGATTCCCGGCCCTATGTCTGACCATGTATGCACCACGCCCATGTTCGTCCACTGCATCGAATTGTCGGTGCTGTCGTGGGTGATCGTGCCGATGCCGTTTTGCCATGCCGGAAGGGTGAGTCCGCTTATGCCGGTGGTGCCTTCATTGAACAGGCCGAAAAGCTGCGGCTCCGTGGTCGTCGGCCCCGTCGCAACCTGCCCCACCACGGCATCGCCATAGCGGTAAGCGTGGTTGAACTGCCACGCCTGCGACGACGATCCCGTCCCCATGGTATGCCAGTTCGTCGTTCCATCCGGTGTGTTGGCTCCGGGGGTGGCGCTGAAGGTTGGTTCAGCGCCTCCGGTGTTTCCCGCAATGGTGGCGCTTTGCAGGGTGTTGGTGTTGGGATCGGAGATGATAACTTCGCCCTGCCACCAGCCTCCATAAACCGTGCTCGCGGCCCACACTGGGTAATTGGTCGGCCTTGCGATCTGCGTGACGGTGGGTGCTACGGTCGGCGCTACGATTCCCCAGCCGGAGACCTGCATCGAGGGGTACTGGAGCTGTTTGTTATCCACGCCGTTAGTGAAAAAAAGGTTATTGCCCACACCGAGGAAAAAGGTTGGTCCTGCGCCAGCGCTCTTCTGCCAGATGACCTCTTTAGTATTAAGCCTCGTTGGGCTGCTGGTGCAGTCATACACTCTCGCTGCGGTGTCGGCCAGAACGATCACGTTTTCATCGGCGAGGGTGAAGGTGTTGAACGAATAGAAGCGCTTGATGGGTTCAAAATATTGATCGTTGTATTCGTTCGTTCCCGGCCTGCGGCGAAGCGTGAGGCGGCTACTAATCTCGCTGTTGTATCCGCTGAGAATCGAGTCCTGCCGCTCGCCGTAATACTTGGCTGCGTCGGCGCTGGTGGTGCCATCGCGCAGGGGGCTGCGGTTGGAGAACAAGCCGGTGAAGATGTGGCTGGTATGGATCGGCGCGAAGTTGCTCGGCTCCGAGAGCGCACCGGCCTGCTGGAGTGCGTTCGCCATCAGCGCACCTCCATGTAAACTGGGGAGGCCTTCTCGTAGGGCGGCACGTTTCCGGCATGAGCGCTCGAAACGATTTTTCGTCGAGAGACGAAAACAGTCGATAGCCCTTGCGGACTACCGACTGATTTCACTACGAGGAGGTGGTGCTGGATGAAGCCTGTATTTCGGCTGTCAGTGAAGCTGTCCGTTTCACTGACCTTTGAGACAATCGTAAGCTGGATCGTCTCACTGTTCCGGTAAGCAGATAACCCTCGGTATGGTGTCCGCCATGCCGAGGCCTTTATTGTAACAAACCCTCTCATACCTGCCTCGCTGCGATCCCCTGCTGTGTGACCATCTGCGCCTCTTGCGGGGCGGTGATGATCTCGGTCCAGTTGCCGAGGAAGATGTTGCGCTGGGTCGCGGTCAGGCCTCCCTGAGCGCCGAGCAGGTGCGAGACGAACTTCTGGCCGAAGATGGGGAATCGAGCATCCTTGGTGAGCATAGCGACGGTGGACAAAAATCCCCAGTCGTAGATGTAGCCGAGGAAGTCTGGTATGGGTGACCATCCGGCAGCGAGCGAGGACATCAGGATGGGTGCCTCCTGAAAGAATCCATCGACCGTGTAGGCCTGATCGGGCATCGCGTTCATGCGGAAGATCACGGTGCCGTCGTCGTTCTGGTTCTGCATCGCGATTGACTGCGGCCTCTGCACATGGCTCTCTGCCGCGAGCGATAGTCTTACCTTGATCTCGGTTGTGTTCCCCAGCTCGTCGGTCACCCATACCCGCTCCAGAAAGCCGAAGGTGGGGATCGAGATGATGTAGTCCTGACTATCGCCGTCGATGTCGAACTGGAATGACCCTCTGTTCCATGGCCAGATGAACGGAGGTCCGAGGATGGTTTGCTTGGTGAGGTTGGCAGCGGTGAGCGCAGGTTCGTTGTTGGATACATTCACCGGCTGGTAGCCGAGGAAGGGAAGCGAGAACAAGGCGCTCGACATGATGTTGCGGGTCGCTGGCATTAGATTCCTCCCCACTGTCGCCAGTACGGGTTGCCGGGGCCGGGATCGCTGAAGTATTCGGGAGAGAGGATGCCGTGCGCGGGGTAGAATCCGAACCATTCTTCCTCGTTCGCGCCCTGCGACATGTTACTGGCGAGATCGGCCAGCCACTCTTTCTTCATATCCATGTAGCGAGCCTTGACAGTCTGGTTCGCCGAGTAGCGGTGCGCGTAGCTGACGAAGCCTTGGCGAAAATACTTGGCGTCGTCATCGGGGATCGGGTCGAGCTTGTCCTGAAGGGTTCGAAACATGGGTGCCGGTCCCTGCGCGAAGGTTCGGATCAGCCATGTGTTTCCGCTGGAATCGGGTGGTGGTGGTGCCAGCCTGATCCCCTGCGCGAAGGGATCGGCCACGGTCCACTGCGCGGTCCCATCCTGAATCACCTGACCTATGGGCCAGTTGGGGGGTATCGGCTGGTTTGGGTCCGGGTCGGGTGCGACCGGCTGCGTCGGGCCGGTGATCCCCCACTGCGTCAGGATCAGGATGTTGCCATCGACATCGAGGATGTTGGTGGGTGGATTGCTCGGGGTCTGTACCGTCGAGATCGGGGTCTTGTATTCCTTCCCCGGTCCCGGCCACGGTCCCTGCTCTAGCTGGTTGTTGTACTGCCACGAGAGTACGCGGGGCCAACCGGCACCCACGGCCATCACCGGGAGATCGCGCACCACCCGGATCGGCCACGTCAGCGGAGGTACCTGCGTAGAGTTGGCATCCTGCCGGAAGGCGTTCTCCAGCCATCCGATTTTTTTGAAGCCAAGGGTGGCGTAGTCCTGTTGCCGTGTGATGGTGGGGAAGGCTGGTAACTTGATGCGGTTCCACTTCCACGGAAAACGGGGAGAGAACATATCGGTGGCAACGTCGTTGGCGATGGTAAGGGCGGGTTCCGAAGAGAACCCACCCGTATTGGCAAACAGCGGTTGGAGATCGCCGATAGTCGAGGCGCTATCGACAATCATTTGCAGCGTTATGGTGCTGTTGCCCATCGCTCACCCTCCCGCTTTACTTCGCCTGCTGTTTGGCCTGCTGTGCCTGCTGTGCCTGCGCCAGCGCTTGCTGGTTATGCTTTGCGGCTAGCTCTGACGGTGGTGCCGGTGCTCCAGCGATGAAGCTGTCCTCGGGGCTGAAGCCTCCGGCTTTCAGGTGCATGGTGCGGAGGATTTGCTGCCGCTGTGCGCGAGCTGCGGCGGCATACTCGGGGGTGTGGGTGTCGATCTCATCCAGCGCCTCCTGCGTGGTCTCTTCGCGCAACCGGTCAGGATCGAGCGCTTCGACCATCACATCGGCGAGTTTGGCGTTCGCTTCTACCTGCTTCGCCTGAATCTCATCGTTGGCCGCTTGGTTCTTCTCGGCTTGGTCGATGAGATAGGCTCGCCGGTCGCGCATCGCGATGGTGTTGGGTGGACCGAAGACGGCCACTTTTTCGTCATGGCTTTCTTTGCCCTTGGCGGGATCGCCTTCTTCGAACTCCGGTCCCGGCTTGTAGCCGGTGGATTTGTTCTTGGTATCTGCGGTCATGTTGGGTCTCACTTTCTGCGGTGGTTTTTTCTGCGGTTGCCATCTGAACGAGGTAGGCATCAGGCGACGGCTTCCTCCGGCTGGTTTTGCATCACGAGGAAGAGCTGCGATCCTGACGTCTCGTTGTCGGTGGGGTAGTTCACGGCTTCCTGATATTCCTTGTAGAGCCGTGCATAGAGTCGCCGGTCCTCGACGCTCGCACCTCTGCGGTTGAGCGCGGGATTGGGTGGCTCCCACTTCTTTCCGCAGCGCTGGCAGAAGACCTTGAGAACGCCGGTGGGGAAGATGTTTTTGATGACGGCATACAGGGCATCGCTGCCCTGATACATCATCTCGACTCCCTTTCCACCTTTCTTGTGCCAGCACCTCGCTTGGATGGTTGTCTCGCGTTGCATCTCGGCATTGAGCGAGCGCTCGATGGACTTCTGCCGCACGATGCGAAGCTGTTTGTGGCTCCGCATTTTATCCACGTTGTACTGCATCTCTTCGAGCTGAAGAGCAGCGAATTGTTCCGCTACCGATGGTCCATTGTTCTGTGGTGCCATGACGTTCTCCTTTCCCGGTTGGTTGGAGTGGGTGGGGATTGCGCCATCCCCCCACCCTGCTACGCACTAGGTTTCGTAGCCTCCAGCGTTAGGCGATAGCCGATACCGCGTCGATGTACCGGATACGCGCAACGGGGTCCGGTGGGAGGGTGCAGACGTACATGCTGTTGTAGGAAGCGAACCCACCGATCATTCTGGAAGGGTCGTACCCTGTCGGTTCAGTGAGCCTTCTAATCCAAACCTGCAAATTGCGCCAGTCACCGTTACCTATTTCGGTGTGGTCCTTCGCGCCGAAGCTGACGCCGATGATCCCGTCGCGTCCCACAACATAAGTGCGGAGCGCGGTGCCGGTGCCAGCGTCGTAGTTCGGTGTCTTGTGAACGAAGGTTGACTGGAAGAACGTCACGCCACCCCAGTCGATGACCGTTAAGGCATCGCCGTCTGGAGCTGGCAGCTCGCGCAGCATCTCTTGGCCCTGAGCTGACCGCTTGAGCACATCCACCATGGAGTTGTTGGTCTTGTCCGTCAGGATGTCTCCAGCCGTGAAGGGATGCATCACGCCGAAGTATTTGCCGTCCTGAATGGGGAGAGCGTTGACGCCAGCGAGCGACTGCGCTGCTGCCGTGATGTCGGTGACTTCGACTGGAGTCACGGCATCCTTGGAGAGTACGTTCACCAGAGGATCGACCAACGAAGCTGCGTCGGCGGTATTCTGGATGAGCATGTTGATGATCTGCGCCAGCCGGTACGACATCTGCACACCGAGGGCTTCGAGCGTGGGATCGATTGCGGTCCCGAGCGCGTAGTCCGAGATGTTCATGTAGTCGGCGTACTGGCCCATCGTCGCCGAGTTCTGCACGACGTTGATCGTCAGGCCGGTCTGGATGGTACCTTCCGGGGCAGTCGTTAGCGGTGGGGCTGCTAGGTTCTGGTACATGAAGAGCGCGAGCTTGTTACCTGCGCTCTCATCCAGCATCCGGCGTGAGGTGAGCCGGACCCATGGGGTGTTCCCCTTAAGGTTCTCGATGAACACCTTGTCATACGACGTGATGGTGGACTGCGGAAGGTTGGTCGTCAGGTTGGAGGCTGGAGAGACGCCTACACCCAACACGCCGAGGGCATGGACTCTGCCCACGTTGCCGGTATAGATGAAGAACTGGCCACCGAAGGCGCAGATGAACTCTATAAACGGCACGAAGTATTTACGGAAGAACGTTCTGCCGCGATGAGCGGCCACCGATGCTTGACGCATGGGATCGTACCCCCTGAGTGAAGTAGGTTGTGCGCGGGTCTTGGCCGCTTTCGGTGGCTCCATGGCAGCGGAGCGTTGGGTGCTACGTCGTGCTTGCTACAGGGCGTCCACGGCTCGCCGGAAGGCGGGGTCTTGGAGGCGTTGGTTGTACTCTGCGCGTGACATGGTTTCGAGCATTGCTTTGGTGATTACCGGGGTCCGGGGCTTCGGTGCCGGTCTGCTCGCCGAAGCGTCGGAGTTTCGGAGGCCCGATGAATAACTCCGAGGGCGTGGTGCTGGTGGTGGTGCGGGTGCGGGTGGTACGGGTGGAGCGGGAGGAGTTGGCGGCTCGTCCTGCTCGTTGTCGTCATCCGGCTTCTCTACGAGTTTTCCCTGCTCATAGAGTTGCTGGAAGACAATGGCGAGATTGTTTCGGGTGAGGTCGTATTTGGCCTCCCGCAGTGCAGCGAAGAGTTTCTCTTGGTTCTCCTGCACCGGATAGTATTCGGGGTAGTCGGCGACGAAGGCCTCGGCCTCCTCGCGGTAATATTCATCGGCCTCGCGCTGGTCGAACTCGGAAAACTTTTTCCCCACCACGGCGGGAGGCGCTCCCTGCTTTGCGGTTACGATCTCATCGACTACTTCCACGATCTTGTTGGGGTCGGTGATCTCCGAAGACAGCCGGAGGCGATCAGCCGAGGTAAGTTCACGCGGCTGCATCTGCATCGGGATGCGTCCCACATCGGGATTCAGCTTACGTCCGAGCTGGCGGTTGGCGTTCACCTGCGCGTCGGCTAATTGTTCAGCTACGTCGTCAATTGTTTTTCCCCTGAAGGTTGATACCCGATTCCCCTTGTTGTTGACTATTTCGAGAACGATGTCGCCGTTCTCATCCGGTTGCTTATTGTTCAGCCAAACATGTTTCATGGATTTATCTCCTAATAAGGGCCGTAGCCGTCCGGGGTGGCCGGGATGTGATAGGTGGGATTGAGAACGTTCTCCCGCTCCATCTCTTCCTCTGTTAGCTCGGGTAGCTTTACGGGTTCGGCAACACTTGACATGTAGGAGTTAACATTTGCGTTCAATTTTTCTTGCAAGTGAGTAAAGATCATCCACGCTGCTTTAGCCATCTTGTGATTGGCCAGCACCTCAGCCTCTTTGTCGGCGTCGGTGTTGATGAGGATCGTTTCCACCTCAATGCAGCATTGCTCCATCACGTCGAGCAAGTCGGGGTAGGTTTCGCTGTTACGCAGCGCGAATAAGTTGCGAACTTGGGCAGGCGAGAGCTGTGAGGTCACTCCGAATCTTCGCTCGGTGCGGATCGCGTCATTCACTGAGTCAGGCTCCCTTGAAACAGGCGTTGGCTATAGCGTTCCATTGCGGCTTTGTCTTTGTTAGCGCACTCCCAGCAAACCTGCTCTTGGTTCGGCCCTGCTGGGCGGCACTCCTCTAACTTTCCGCATAGTTCGCAGAGACGATCCTCTTCGCCACTGATAACTACGACGTCGTTAATTCTTTGTGTCATGCGGTACCTATGACATGCTCGCGGTGTTCTGCTGTGGGTGGATTGTTGACAATTTTTAGTGGCTGCGGCTCAGGCTTCGCCAGTTCAGCGGAAAATTTCTGAAATTCCTTCTCGGTTGCTTTATGCCGGTCCTTGAGCATCCAGCCGAAGGCGGCACACATCTTGCCTACCGGCGTGATGCGAACAAAGTACTTTCCGGCCTTGGGGCCGAAGTCGGGTGTAGAGGTCAAGTCTTCGATCAGGCCTCGCTCCAGCAAAGGAACAAAGAGATCGTCCATCGTCCAGTCGTCATCGCCTTCGATCAGACCGCGCCATCCGATACCTCCATGCAGGTCTTTCTTCTGCTGCTCGATCAGGCGTTCCAGCAGGCGCATGTGCCGGGGAAGTATCTGCATGAAGTGTTCGGTCATCGCCATGGTTATCCTCCGTAGCCTCCGGTTGGACCGTAGAACTGGCTGCTCTGCATCTCGTGTTCATCAGCGCTCCGCTGCGCGAACGCGCTGGCTCGGTCGAGCGGCGACTCTATCAATTTCTCATGCTGCGCTTTGACGGTGTTGACCGCCATCCGGCCCTGAATCTTCATGTCTTCGAGCTGCATGGCGTTCGATTGTTTTTGCTGGAGCTGCTGTGACTCGGCCTGCGCCTGCTGTACGGCGGGGCTGTTCTGCTGCAACATCTGTTTCTCCTCGTCGGTCATCGGCACCACGAGATCGCGCTTGTTCTTCCATTCGCTGACGTCCATGACCATCGAGGTCAGTTCCATGACGTTCACCTTCCATCCGATAGCGCTCATCTGCTGGAGGAGGGCTTGGTTGCCGAAGACTTCGAGCAGGAAGGGAAGCGCCTGCGCCATGCGAGCGCGAGCTGCCAGCCGTGTCCCGGCCAGTGTGTCAAACTTCAGCTCGGCGTTCAGAAAATCGTTGAAGTCAACCGAGATCGCTTGGGTGAGGTGGCTTCCGAGGAGACCGCGTATTTCTTCGACCGTCATCCTCTGCCGGACGTTGTACCAGACGAAGTTGAGGAAGGGGATAAGAACGCCGTCGATGATGCGTTCCACCGGCGCTTGCAAGCGGCCCTGTGAAGCTCCCTGAAGCATGGCAGCTCCGGTGCCGGAGCGCCCCACGCTACTACCACGCGGAGGGAGAGAGCCTTGCACGGCAGCTTGATCCGCGCCGGTGGCACCGTTGGCAGCGCCTCGGGAATCCTGAAGGCAGCGCCAAGCATCGGGTGGGACTTGCGGCTGGGGCACCAGCATGACGGCTTTGGTGGCGTCGGTGCCATCCACCAGCCTGATACCACCAAGACGGCGGCGCTGGTCCTGTGTAGGTACGTTTGCACCACGAGCAACAATGGTCTCCGGCTGCACGGCGAAGGCGATAATATCAAGGGCTGCGTTCGTGATCCCGGCATCTATTCGTTGGTCGCTTCCGGCGATGCGGCCACATCCAAGTCCCCACCCCGCGTTCTCGATATTCCAGAAGTTTGAACTGACGTATGGGATGCACCCCAGCTTGTGTTTTCCGTTGCGGATAACTACCTTCTGCTGGAGGACGACGCGCACCTGCGTCTCGCTCCACCATTCGAGTACCTGCATCGGCTTTTCCAGCGGGTCTTCGGAGAAGTCTTCATCGGATGGAGCGGCATGGAAGACGGCGACGTTGACTCCGCTCATGGTGCGGGTAAGCTGGCCGATGCTGTTGGTCTGCTCGACGTCGTACATGAAAATTTGCCGGAGGGTTTCGTCATCGGGGATGTCGTAGTCTGGATTTTCGCGGAGCTTGCAGAGGTCTTCGTAATTCAGGTAGCGCTCTTCGACCACCCATCCTGACTTCCAGAACTGGTTCGGGTTTTTCCATTGCGGTGAGGGATAGACGGTCCCGAGTTCGCATTTTTCGAAGGTTGGCCGCTTGCGGACTATCTCCTCGGTCACCTCGTTGAACTCATCCGATTCTTTGGTAAACACCACCAGCGGATCGCCCCCCAGCGGCATGTCGATGATGTGCGGCGAGGACTTGCGTTCGTAGTGGGTGACTTCCTCGGTGTACTCCTCCCATCCCATCTTGAAGATCACGGTGCCCTGATTGCACATCCCCTCGATCCCATAACCCATCTCCGACTTGAAGTCGCACATCTCCAGCAGGATCGAGATCAGCTCTTTCCACGCTCGCGCCGAATCTTGGTGAACGTTGGGTCGAGGCCTGATCTCGAAGGGTGTGGTGTCAGAAAAAACTGCCCCGGTCATGGCCGGGGCTAGGGAATTTACTTGCGTGGCAACGTTAAATCTTGAGACGTTCGACCGTGCCACCGTCGAACCCTCGAAAGTCGCTTGTGTTCGTGGCGACTGGTAGAGCCAGTCGGACTCGCGCCAGTGCAGAACCCATAAGCGATCAGTTAACCATGCGCTTGCGCGGTTATAGTCTTTGACGACAATTGAGAGGACGGCGGGATCGGTGTACTTGGGGTCGGTTACGACTGGACCCGCAGTGGTCTGGATGTCCTGCGGGAGTACCGGTGAACTCCAAATCCCGTCAGCAATGAGTGGGGAAGCACCCATAACGCAAACCCTCGCCGTAGAATCTCCGGCGGGTTTCGGACGGGATCATGCCGTCTCTGCCGCGCACACCGTAAGCGCCTGCCAAAGCGCTGTTGAATGGGAGTAACTTACACCTGTTACGAATGGATTACAAACATCTTTCGCCTCACCTTCGCTTAAATCTTCGGTATGCTTCTGGTGGAGGTTCTTTTATGTGCTTGCCGGTCCATCCCTTCAGGGTCGAGAGAGAGTGGAAGCATAAGGGTTTATCGTGCGCCGTGGTGCAGGCGCGTGAGGGTCACCATCGCTGCGGCTATGTGCGTGTTCCACCCACCCATCCCTATCACGGTAAGGATTACGATGGCCTCGGGCGCTTTACACCTCTAGTCAACGGTGGTCTCACCTTCGCGGAGATGGAGCCGTGCTCGGAGCATGAGGATGGACAGGGCTGGTGGTTCGGCTTCGACTACTGCCATTGTGGGGATGCGATGCTCGATCCCGATCCCGACCTTGAAGCGATGACTCCCGAGGGCCGCGAATACTGGACGAAGGTGATGGCGATTCATCAGGAGGTTCACGGTAAGGTCGCTGACTGGGCGAAGTATCCGCTCATGGGTGAGCACTACTGGACGCAGGCCGAGGTCGAGCGGGAGTGTGAACGCTTCGCCGAGCAGCTCGCAAGAGTGAGAAGGAAGCGAGCGCCGGTGCCGGAGCTGGTCAGTGCCGACTGAGCGCGAAGCTATCCGGGCGATGCTGAAGACGAGGCCTGACATTGTTGATCTGCTCGGCTCACTGATCGAGAGCGGAAAGGTGAGATCGACCGCTGAACTTTCTCCCGGCGAGCCGATCACCATCGTTGTCGGTCCCGATCATGGTGGCGTCGTCGGATCGGTGAAGGTGGACTGCGCCTGCGGGGGATACGGCTGGCTATCCCCCTCGACGCAAGACGTTCTGAAGACGAATCCCGAGGCCACGATCCTGTGCTACCAATGCATGAAAAAGCTGATTGCGAAGACCTAGCGCTTCGGTTGTGCTGAAGGCGGTAGATCGTGATCGGGACGAGCGTGTACTGGTGGAAGGGTGTTGTCGATTCCCGGCTGATCTCCCGGCAGGCCGATGTCCGGCTTGAGGCTCGGGTCGATGACGGTCCACCGGTAGCCCACGCCGACAATCCAGACGAAGCAAAGAATCTTGCCGGTCACGGACGGTGGAAGCGGAGGCCAGACCGAGCCGGGAGGCATGGCGATTGGGTGCTCGGGCTGATCGGTGGGGTAAATCGGGTGGGTGGGATATACCGGCTGCGGTGGAGGCCAGACATGTATCGGAGGCTTCGGCCATACTCCCGGTGTTACCGGAAGTCCATAGTCGGGATCGACGGGGTAGGTCGGGTAGATGGGATGCGCCGGACGACCGGGGATGTAGATGGGCGGCGCGGGATGTGATGGAAGTCCGTTATCAACCACTGGCGGCAGCGGGACGCCGTAACCGGGATCGACGGGGCCGACATCGACACCGTAACCGGGATCGACGGGACGCTCGGGGCGCGGGAGGCTGTTGTCCGGCCCACCGGGGCCGGTAATGAGGAAGCCTGAGATGTATTCACCTTGCATGGCACACTTCTCCTTCTGTGTTGTCGTGCGTTTGAGCAACTTTCACCAGTGAAACGCCGGCCTTCACCAGCGAAACTAGCGTGGATAGCCTTTGATCTTGCTGCGTTTGTTGGGCTGGACGCCGTGGGTCTCCAGCGTGTCGCCGGAGATCGCTCCGGTGACTGCCTTCGAGCGGTTCGCCATCCGTCCTCCCTGAATCCCTTTGCTGGCCGGTGGAACGGCTCGCCTATCGACGTGGCCGCGTGTGATCTTCTTGAACGCCATAATTCACCTCTGAGTTGAGATTTACGGCCTGCGCCGTACACCGTTGGCCGTCCGCTTGCGTCGTGGCAGGCCGGGGTCTTTGGTTCGCTCCAGCGCCTTACCCGGAGCGGGTGTCTTGGTCTTCGGCAGGTGCGGATACTTTCCTGTTGAAGCTGCCATGGTTCCTCCTATCGTTTCTTACGTCGTGCAGCTCTGGCGACGTTCTGCGCGAAGATCGCTTTCTTGGCCCGTTTGCCACCAGCTCGTTTGCCTGCGGCGATCTTCTTTTTCGTGGCTTTTCCGAAGCTGCCGAGGGTGCCTTTGCGCTTCATCTTCGAGACCGCTTTTTGAATCCATCTCTTCTTTGTCGCCATCCTGAACCTCCTTGCAATATCCGGTTCTCGCGCCTCGGTCCTCGTCTCGGCGTATGTGTTCGTCGGGTACTTCATCCATACAGTCCCAGCACCAAGCCATTGCTCACCTCTCCAGTCCGGGAATCAGGATGTCGAAGCCGAACTCGTTCACCTTTTGATCCTCGATCCACGGTTCTACCACCTCAACTTCCTCTGGCTCCGGCTCCGGTGGAGCGTAGGGGCCGCGTCCGTAAATGAGATTGAAATGATCTCGTTCGCGCAGCATGTTCCACGCAGCGGCCTCTTCAGCCTGATCGTCGTTGCGGATTGAGACCGGCAGATTGTCGGCGATCCGCGAGATGACGTCGGGAAGGCCGGTCTCTTCGGTCATCCCGTACTCCACAAAGCCGGTGATGAGCGGTTTGGTCTTGATGCCGGTCGAGAAGAGCAGGCGGGAGGTGGCGATCAGCGCCTCCATGGACCGGATGCGGATGTCGCGCTCGCCAGCGTCCTCGTTGGACTCGATCCAGTCGATTGAGATGTGCCATCCGGTCGTCAGGGCGTAATTGTCGATGGCAGGCTGGAATATGCGAGCGCCGGGAGCGTCTTCTACGGCTATCCTGTGCGCTCCGTGGCTTCGGCACACCTTATGGATCAGAATTGCCATCTGCGAGGGCTTGTAGTGGCCTTGGATGGCTTCTGTGATGTACATCCGGTTGTGGTGCATGACGCCAACCGCTCCCGAGATGGTTTTCCACCCCAAAGACCGGCAGGGGAAGCGGAAGGCAACGAAGGTCTGACCTTCCATCGGAATCTTGTCCTCGTCGATCATCACGTCAAGCATCTCGCGCTCGTCGAAGACGATCTCGGCAGCGCCGTAGCTGTCGAGCATGTACTGGGATTGGAACGAGCCAAAATCCGCTTCATATTCTTCACGCAGGAAGTCGTAGCTGAGGATGGTGGGGAAGAGCAGCTCGACGTCCTCCTCGTCGGGGAAGCCGTTGGCGTCGAGACGTTCGCCGGATAGCAATCTCATCGCCGGTTTGAACACGCGGTCGTAGCTGCCGGGGCGAGCGGTTAGGAGCTGGTCGTTGAAGAGATCACCCGGACCATATGGGGTTCCGATGAGCATTTCGATGCCGGTCGGCTTCAGAATCTTGCGCGATAGTTTATAGGCCTTGGTTACACGAACCCTAGCCTTGAAGCTATTGCTATTCCTATTATTCGACGCATCGTCAATAATCAGCACATCGGGATGCCAGCCGGTCGTCGCCGAATCGACGGAGTTTCCCCACACCAGCGGCTCGATGATCTCGGGTTCGTATTGCCGCAGGGCTGCGGTGAACTCGCCGGAGTTTTTCTGTCGTGTAATGCATAGCTCGGGAAAGAGCGCTTGGAAGAGAGTTGCCGGTCGGTTGCCGGGACGGATGAAGAAACTGGCCACCTGATCGACAAACGCGAAGGCTAGCTCTTTCGATCCTGACATGATGAGGATGGCGATGGTCATGTAGTAGTTCAGAATCAGTTTGACTACATTGGCGAGGTCCATCGTTGACTTGTAGGTGTTGCGGGGAAGCATCAGCGAGCGCCTTCGCTTAATATCAACACACAGCTCTTCGACAGTTTTGTTGGGGTCAATCTCGGGGAAGAAGTCCAGCGCTTCATGGTGAACTTCTCGGGTTATGAGGCAATATCCGAGGGTATAGCAGAGGGCCAGAAGGTTCGTCTTGCACACACGCCTACCGTCTTCGCGAACGTCCTCATCCTCCAGTACTAGTGCGGTAAGCTGCGTTCTCCAAGCACGGTTATCCGCTTTCTCTTGATTGGGATCACGGAGACGCCTCCAGTCATAGTGCATGGGGTCGCCCCCTTAAAGTAAAATGACGACACATCAAACCAGCCGTGGAGGGCTGACTATGACCAACCTGCGTAAACAGGCTGTTGTGCCGTCTGAACCATCCTACCGTTTTATTCCCCTTACTCGGGGTCAGTTTGCGATTGTTGACGCTGCTGATTTTGATTGGCTGAACCAGTGGCAATGGAGTGCATATTGGTGTCCGCGAAACAAGTCCTACTATGCCGTTCGCAGAGATGGTCTCAGGATGCAGCGTGTTCTCATTAATGTTCCAAAGGGTAAAGTAGGTGACCATTGGAACGGTGATACGCTGGATAATCGCCGGTGCAATTTGCGATCCATCACGCAAAAAAAGAATAGTCAGAATTGTGGCCTTAGTCGGAATAACACTTCGGGCTACACCGGCGTTTCGTACAGCAAGGTGATGTGTAAGTGGGAGGCTTTCATAACCGTGCGCGGGAGACGCACTATCTTGGGGTATTACGATCTCATTGACGATGCCGTGGACACTAGAAAGAAGGCAGAGCTTAGATACTATGGCGAGGTTATACGTTCGGGTTGCCCTGCTCGCATCTTCGAACGTCCAAGTGTGACTCCAGATCGGCCACGGCGATCCAATAACACCAGCGGGACGGTCGGCGTAAGTTTTCACCGGCAATCCGGCAAGTGGATGGCTAGAGTTTTCACCGGAAAAACTACCCGATACCTCAAACTTCATCCCACTCGGGAAGCGGCTGTGCAGGCTATCGTTGCTCATCACGCACCTGAGCCTTCAGCAGCTTCCTGAACTGGCGACTCCGAGGCCTCTTCTGCTGGATTCTCACTGGCCTCTTCGGGCGGGTTGGCCTCGATGTGAGCTGCCAGCTCTTTCACGTTATCAACGCTATGCTCGCGCCGGTCACGCTGGCCATCCATGGGCGGGTTGCCGTGCTTGTCGCGGAGGGAGTGGGTGATGATGAACTTTCCATCGGCGATCTTGCGTATGTGCGTCTCATGCACATGTAGCTTCTGGCCGCGCCTGCTGAGAACATCCTTGGCTGAGTCCATCAGATTGCTCCCTTCGCGACCAGAATGACGTAAAACTCCCACAAAAAAACCACCGCGTAAACGGTGGCTTTCAGGAAGAACTTGACTCGCTCGGCTGAGATCAGGTCGATGAGCGGCGTGATGATGAAGGCGGTGAGGAGGATGACGATGATGAGCAACATGGAACGTCCCTTCTCAGCCTCACGGTGTAGCGCGGGACGCAGGCCGTGAAGCCATCTTGGAATCGGATCATGGGGAATTGGCCCGGCGAGCCGAGGATGATCTCGCAAGACTGGCCTTTACGGTTGCCGAGGAGGAGGCCTCGGTAGTACCACCGGAAAGGCGTTGGCTCAGGAACGAGCGTCTTCATTATGCACCTCTTTCGGGGTTACGCGCATGGCTTTTCGCCACGCTCGGTAGCTGGCCTTCTCTTCGTCGGTGCAGGGCTGGCCGCAAAAACGGCATTTCTTAGCGTCGGCGCGTTTACGCAGGTATCGGTTGCGCTCGGTGGCACACTCCTTCCGGCAGGTGATCGAGCGTCGGCGCTTGCGCTCCAGCGGAACCTCATCACCACACACCACGCACCACACCTTGACATCATCGAGGCTCATTTTTGCCTTCCTCAACCCGAACAAAGATTCCGCTCTTATTAGTCGTCCCGCATAGGTGGCAGGTTTCCTCGGTGCGGACGATGAGGCGATAGGCTACGCGGTCGCCGTTCTTTTCTTCCCAGCACTTATCGCAAATGGATCGGATGAAGATCATCGTGGCTCCAGCCTTTCTACGAAAAATTCAGTGCGTGGGTTCGAGCGTTGATCTTTGTGTGGGTTGATGGTGAACGAGGACACGAACGCATCCGAGTGGATCACACCGGCCTCCTGCAAGCCGTCGAGCACCAGCTTGCCTCCGTTATCGGCGTCCAGGCGCTGGTTGGGGCCGAGGTAGACGTCCACCACCACTTGATACTTGGCTTTGCTGCGCTGGCTGTTGGTGAGTGGGGCCACGGTACGACCGCGAGCGAAGATCGCCACGGCAAGTTTGAAGGCCTTGGCCTCGGGAGTGAGTTTCATGCCCCGGTGCATCTTGCCGTCGCGGGTCCGGTAGACGCATGGCACTTTGAAATGGTTGACGCTCTGTGGTGTGAGGTGAGGTACGGTGAAGGCGACGGTGATCTCTGAGTCTTGCATGTTTGAATTATAATGTAGTCTATATGACTACACAAAGGCGAAACACACCAATCGCACGAGCACCTAAACGTAAACGAGCAGTCTACAAAATGCAGAGTATTCGCATCGCGGTAGGTGACAACCGGAAGATGAAGCTGCTGGCCACTCGCCTCGGCGTATCGTTCAATTCATGGGCGGTGGAGACGCTCTTGGCAGAGGTGGCGCGTCAGGCGCTCGTGGCCGAGAAGATCGAGCGTGAGATGGGAGGTGGGTGATGGACGACCTACAGAAGATCGAGCGGCTGCGGAATATGGTGCAGCGGGAGCGAGCTGAGTGCATCGCGCCGGTGTGGTGGTATCTATCGTTTGCTGGTGGGGATGATGGCTGGCGCGGTGGCGTGATCGTCATGGGCCATGGCTTCGCCACGGCGCTGCTCGAAGCGAACCGGTTGAAGATCAACCCTCACGGTGAGGTGATGGGCCATCCGGTCCCATCAGACCATACACCAGCGCCGAAGTTTCGCAACCGTCTGCTCACTAAGGCTGAGCTTGAAGAGTGCTGGGGTCCGATGGTAAGGCTTGATGGTACCGATGTTCCCATGGAGGGAAAAGACGATGCTTAACCTGCGAGTGGACGACTACGACGAAGTGGAAGAGATCGAGGACGACGAGGAGGCTGACGACGACGAGCTGGAGGACGTAGAGGACGACGACGAAGAGGATGTATAGTTTTGCCAGCCGCTATCTTGTCATAGCGGGGTTTCTCAGGTTGCGGGGGGTAGCATGATTCCTACCCCCGGCCCTGATTTAGGGGAATCAAGTCAATAAACCTAAAGTTGCACTTTAAGTAGTGCATTGTGTTAGCCTTTCTTTAACTTTAACGCGAGGGCGATAAAGGGGTTAGGTAAAACGTCGGCCACCTACCGGCGCAGTGGCAGGGGGATGCCAAAGATTCCCCTGCCTACCTACTTTGGCTAGGAGACCTATGTTCTTGACTGGACTTAATTTTTCGACAGGTTTACATTCAACAACGAAACTCTTTGGCCGAGCTAGATCATGTAGCTCAACGCCACCAGACGAACGGTTGGCCCCTTGTTCACTGACCCAAAGAAATAAGCGGAACCGATGTTCTGGTCCCGCCCATTGCTTTTAACCTAGATTAGTGGGTTCCACCCCACCGGTCCAATACTTATGTGCGCTTCCCCGTCAAAGGAGCATCACCATGCACCTCAGTGTAGTCACGTCTGCGAAAAAAAGCAACCCCCCACAAAATAATCCTTCGTTAAAGGTTCGCCCCTTCGTCAAGCGACAACTAGACTTGCCTGACTTCATCCCCCATGGTCGCCTACGCGATGCCTACCTCGAATGGAAGGCGACGGCGAACCCAGCTACCGGGGTGAGCATCGCCGGTGTGCGTGACATGGCCAAGCGTCAGGGTGTCGATTACAGCACGGCGTTCCGGCAGAAGAGGGAGTTGGTGAGGTTAGGGGTGATGAAATCCACTGCTCGGTGGAAAGAATCGACAACTCCGGGTTGCAGGCGGTCAAGACTAACAAACGAATACACTTTCCCTATTTTGGATGAAAATTTTTTACTCGAAAGTTGCAGGGGGGGTACTGGCAAAGTTGCAAGGGTTAAGCAAGTACTAGATTTAAAAACAAACAACTACACAACCGCGCCCGAGGCGCGAGTATGTGGAATTTCACTAGCCAAGACTGAGCCAGAACGACCAAAGCCTGATCCCGAGGTGTGGCAGGCCGAGCAGCAGGCCGAGCAGCAGGCCCGAGAACTGCGGCAAGCGAGAGCTGCGAGGGCTGCACGGCAGGCAGTAGGGCGTCAGAGGCGCTACGCCGAGGCCAAGGTTGCGCCGAGGCCTACGGGACGCTCCAGACGCCACCAAGCGCCCCAAACCCCTGCTCAGGAGGCCGCAGGTGAGGTTTTGAGGCTATGTGGGATGTCGGAGACATGCTGGCGCTACCGGGATGCGATAGCGAGCGCCATGGAGCGATCTGGAGGCCCACCGAAGCGCCATGTCGAGAGGATGGCGACCGAGTGGCTCACCTACTGCGACGAAGGACCGAAGCTGCACATGCCGTTGGGGATGGAGCGATTTTTCAATGAAGGTCTTTGGTGCAATGCAGGCCTGTGGCGCTATGATCGGGAGTGGCTGGCCGAGATGCGTCGAGGCGTTCATGCGCGGATCGGGATGAGGGTGTAGGCATGAAAGACCGTCTAGCAAGGCGCAGGCTCAGACAGTGGCGGGAGCAGGAGGCTCTGGATATAGCCGAAATCTATCAACGCTCCACCTTAGCGGAAAGAGCGACAGTGAAACGGTTCTCCCATCTAACTGAGGACTTAACCGATATACAAAGAGATACACTGTTGAACCTATTGTTAGCGTCTAACGATGAGACTTTAGAGGTAGAGTTTTCTGATGATCTTATGGTGTTGAGGGAACCGCTAAGAAATATGTTGTCGAGGCATAGGTCTTTAGGGGTGAAGGTATGACGGAAGAGGAATACAAGGCCGAGGCTATAGCCTTCAGGGAGGCGCACCCTGAGTACGAGCCAACAGCGGAGAACCATAAAGCTCTCTTCGCCAGACTGCGTGAGGATCGGTTTGGAGTTTGCAACCGTGAGACGCTCGCGGCGGCATATGAGGAGTTGAAGCGTGAAGGTAAAATGTAACTACATTATGACTACACTATGACTACACCTAAAACGTATCCACTTGACATAACACACAAGAATAGTGTAGTAATTCA